CCATCGTTATCGAATGTGCGGGATTACCCCAACTGTCTGTGCTTCCGGTCGGATTCTCCACCGAACTTCCGGGACCTCCTGGAGTTGCAGTTCCTGGATTCCATCGCGTTACGCCGGGAACAGCGGCGATCTCCGCGATGGTTCCGGCCAACATCGTTCTCGAGGGAAGCGCCACCGAGATAGCTTGGCGTGCGCGCAGCTTCGAATCGCTCTCCACGGGAAGTCCGGGCGTGGATGCGGCCGCATTCGTTGCGGTAAGCCAGCCGCCCACAGGCGTCGCAATGATTGAGATTTCTGCGGGCTCGGCGACCACATTTCCAGGAGTGGTGCAGGTCACGGTTACGGCGATGCTTCCGCCTCCCGGTATGGTCACGAGTCCGGGTAGCGCCCACTGGTTGCCGTTCACGTCCTGGACGAAGCCGTTAGCGATGACCGTTCCCAGCGTGCCGGTGATGGTCTCAAGCGCCGTCGAGTACGTGTAGGCGGCGCGCGCGATCCCGTTCAACTTTACGATGCCATCCAAGCCGGCACCGACCGCGGTGAGCGGCGAGCGCTGGTTGTAGGCGAGCTGAAGTCCCTCACAAGTGTCGCTCTGCTTGAGGCTGATGATCGACAGGAGTTGATAGATGGCCGAATCCTTGCCCGTGTACTGATTCTGGCCGAAGATGTTGAGGAACCCCTGAAGATTGTCGTCCAAAATGGAGGCATAATCAGGAATTGATAGGCCGCTCGGTCCGATGCTAGGCGGAGAATAGGACACGCTGAGCCTCCTGTTTCGTAGGTAAAGCCAATCTCCTGTTTTGATAAAATCTTCGCAAAGAATCGGACTGCTTTGCGCGCTCTTGCACAGTGCGAACCTGTCCCAACCTGCTCTTGTTGCCTAAGTTCTTTGATGAAAGCTTGGCTCGGACTTCTGGTGATCGTAGCGCATCAGTTAAATGCATACGATGGGTTTCGCTCAATTTGTAACCGCGCGCACTTGCACCTCCAGGTTTCACTCCGAGCAACCGGGATGCCTGCTTCTCTCGTTCCTCTGAATTTTGCCATCGGCGCTTTGCTGAAACTGACATTGAAGCTCGTGTTTCTACGGAATGTATTGAACCAATCTCCATCTTAAACCCCTAAACCCGCTCCCACTCCGGGAGTGAAGCTTACTGGAACCGGCCCGAAAGCGGTTTGCGCGGTAGCGGAGAACGAGAACTTCCTGGTTCTGCTATCAAATCGTGACGAGATGTCTTGAAGCCCTGAAACGTACGGCGTTCCCGAGATCCGCTCGATGAGGGCAAGCGTCATGGCTTGCTGGTTCTTCGGCGATCCAGAGGCTCCCAGGATGGATTGGAACATCGGCGTGCCCTCGTTCAGGTCTTCCCACCACTCTGCTTGAAACAGCTTCAGGCGCGTGAGGATCGCCTGGGCCACGGCGTTGATGTCGGTCAAGGACACGTCGGGGATCAGGATCGGGTCGTTCGACGTATCTAGGCGAAGATATTGAATGAACGCCATGTCAGTCCTTGGACCACCTTCCGACCACGATTCCGAGAGCGAAGACCACAATCAGGAAACCTGCCAGCATCGCCATCTCCACCATGATGATACACCCGATCCGTCAATGCATGAAAAACTAGTGAACCACGCAGATATGGTCCGGATCAGCTCCATTCCTGAAAAGATCCCCAGCAGTCAAACCGCCAGCCAAAGCCAACAAGTTACTCGCGTACACCGGCAATGAACCCACCGAAATCTTGGAGCCGGAAAGATTCAGCTTGCCGGTAGGAGCCACATCGACCTCGCCCGTGGCGTTGATCTGAACCTTCGGAGCCGTCAGCGTGATGCCGCTCGCCGCCAAGTCCACTATAACGGAGTCATCATCGCTGCGAAGCTGTGCGGAGCTTGCCGAGTAGTTTGACAGGACCCACGGCTGGCTCCACGGACCTAAGACGCAGAAGCAGTCGGCGAGATCATGGCGGCGCCGCTCGAGTTGATCCTGCACGCCGCCCCTTGCCCACCACAGGTCGATGCACATGTCAGAGAACACCAGAAGACATTCGTTCCCGGCTTGCACTGGCAAGGTCAGTGAGAATCCTCCTGCGCGGGGCAGCACGACCGGAACCTCATGAATCACGGCGATGGCCATGCTTTGAGGCCCCGTCAGCGTTCTCACCTGTTCTCGGATGGCGATTTGAACGGCCGCCGTCTGCTTCGCGGCGTCGAATGCTTGAACGATCCCTGGCACGGCCACGCGAAGATCGGCTAGAGCTTGCCGGAGGATCTCCTTCCATTGGGCAGACTCGGCGTAATTTATCTGAGCGGGTGTCAACGGCTGTGGAGCGCTGTTCATCGCGTGGCACCTGCGGCGTTCGCCATGAACATTCCAGTTAACAGGCCTTGGGCGTACGTCCGGCTGTATCCCGTGACTTCCGTGCTCCAATCGTTTCCCCGGCTGTCTCCGTAGTGGTGAACCTGAGCGGCAACGAAGGTCAGGGTTGGGTCCAGCGGAGTCTGGATCGAGCCGTACTGCACCTTGCTCTGGCTTATCACCGTTCTGTCGAGATGCACGAGAAGCGGAGGAACCTTGACCACCAGCCGCGGATCGAGGAGGACGGTGAAGATCACTCCGAAAGGCGTCTGGCGCGGAACGCCGATCACGCTCTGCGTCACGTTCGAGCTGGTGAGCGCCGGGTTGTATCCCGGAGGAAACGCAGGGCCGTAGCTCAAGTCGGGCCCAGGCGCGAGCGAGTCCATCTCGCTTAGGTTGACGTTCTTCCCGTCCATCCAGTGAGACAGGAAGTTGTCGTCAGCCATGTCGAAGAGAAAGCGGCTGACCTTTCCGAAAACCGTCTTGCCGCGCGGATACTGCTTCGCGGACAGGAGTTGCTTTGCCTTGGAGCTAGCCTGGTAGCTTGCGCCGATCTCGGACACCATCCTTGACACGAGCTGAAGCTGGCTAGAGAACGGACCTTGGGCGAAGTTCACTATGTTCTCGTTGATGAGCGGGATGCTCGCCAGGCAGTGGAACGTGATTCTGAAGTCCACCACGTTCTCGCGGTCAAAAAGCACTTGAAGCACCGGACCGTCCCAGATGATTGAGGACTTGCTAGGACCGGCTTGGAAACCAGCCTCCAGGGTTGCCCACGTCGCGTTGAACAGGACGTTCTGAATCTCGGGATCGTTGAGATTGTAGATGACTATGTCCGCGTACCAGAATGGAGAGGGCAGCGTGCTCTCGAGAACGTCGAAGGTGATTCGCAGCGCTTCCGGCTCCCACGCGCTGGACGACATGACTTCCTGAGCACCGGAAGAGGACGTGATGGTCAGCTTGTATGCTCGTCCCCAAAGGGGAATGGTCGACGTGCTCATGCTGCCACCTCGTTCGTATCGCCCCAGCACATTACAAAATCGCTGCCCAGATTCTGCCTTCCCGGATAGTCAGCCTTAGAGTTTCCGGTGTTCAGCATGTACGCGCTTCCGATCTTCAGGTATTGATGCTGCGCCAGAAGGTTTGCTCCCGGATACCAGCCCGTGATCAATGGAATGGAATCAACCAACGGTTTTCCCGTGGAATCGCTCACCGACAAGAGCCAGTAACCCGCCATCTCTGACCAGCGGATGGTGTGGTTCAAGGTCAGAGGCGCGCCGTCCACCTGAAGCTGAACCGAGTAGCTTTGGTTGGGCGCTGCTGAGAGCGGAATGATCTGGTCAGACATGTTAGTGCGCCGGAAACAGTTGCGGAAGATTGCTGACGTTGCTGCTTGACCACGCTCCCGCTCCTGGCGTGTTCACGGGCGCGACGCTCGCCGGAACCTCGTTCTGGCTCTGTTGGGTCGGCGTCGGCGGCTGCGCCGTCACGCTCCCCAGGTTGGTCTGCTGAGTGTCCTGGGGCCTCGCGCTGGCCGGGACGGTCTGCGTCGTGGCGGCGAATATCTCCTCGAACTCCACGCGCATCCTCAGGGCCGCGATCGTCTTCACCGTGTCCTCGGGAGTGAGGGAAACGATCACCATGTTCTTGTAGGTCCGAAGCCTCGTGGTGAGCGTCAGCGGAACGCGCGCGAACTGCATGGCCAGCATGATCTGATAGGCCGAGACCGACTTGCTGGGAGAGCCCGTCCACTGGCCCGGAGTGAACGAGTCCATCGCGTCCGACATGCCGAGTTCCAGAACGACGCGGGCGG